GTGCATCGTCTAACTTTACAACCTTTGTGTTTGACTGTAATAGCCCTTGATTGTTTATTGATGTTGTTTGATTTTGCGCACCATCCTCATAAAAGCCATAACCATCAAAGCCAGTTAAATTAGTGTAACTTGTGTATCCTTGTGGAGAGCCACTAATATAGTTGTTAAACCTATAATCTACCCAAACAATGTCAGTAGCATAATCCCCATTAAAAGTTTGTAGTAAATAATCTCTAACTAATTCGCTTATCTCAAAAGTTACTCTTGGAATGGTAGCAGATGAAAACCCAGAAGGCACACCAACTGCAAACGATGTTAATTGAAAAAACGCACCAGCACTTCTGTCCGTTGCATCATTTTTAGTGCCAGTATATATGTAAAGTTGCAAGTCTACTTGTGTTAAGTTAGTTGCTGATATGTTTATGTAATATGGGCTTCTTGCGTTTATCTTGATCATTTCTCTGCTGTTATTTTAATCATTATTTCTGTATCTAGTTTCAAGGCTTTCTCTAATCTGCTGCCTATATCATTCTGAGCTTTCTCAAAAGCATTAGTTAAAAATAAGCTAGGCTTCAATCCTCTGTAGTATATGTTTCTAGCTATAATCTTTCCTATAGTTTCATAAGTACCTCTTACAAATCTACCCTTCTCATCTCTTAGCCTAAACCCTTTGCCTTTTGCCCAGTCTCCTACACTCTTAGCGAAGTCATCAAAAGTACCTTTCATATTACCACTCCCAAACTTATAGGGACTGTTAGGAGCTTGTTGAGGTTTTCTGTATTTATCTTTTACTATTTGTTTACTAGGATCTGCACCTTTTACCCCTTTATCTTGAAAGAGTCCATAGTCCTCCATTTCTATATTGAAGTAAATCTTGTCTTTAGTTTCGTAAACAGTACTACCCTCTATACTTTCATATAGCTTACCTACCTTACCTTGCTTAGCTAAGTTCTTTTTAGAGTCCTCTATTATTTGATCTCTAATCTCTTCTAATACTTTTTTAAAGTTATCAGTTTTCACAGATGTCTATATTATTCATTACCACTAAAGAAAAAGAAACAGACCATCCAGCTAACTCATTCTCGAACCTATCCTTAAAAGCATCTAAGCTAGTGCTGCCCTCTACTTGGTATCCCTCTCTATGAGTAGTACCCTTTCGTAGTTTTTGTATAAACTTATTCAGTACTGCTAATTGAGTATTAAGCACATCCATCTCATTATTGTTCCCTCTAAATATATCAGTAGTTTCTTCTTTGTTAGTATCTACTATATCCATAGCTAGTATACTAAAACTAAAGGTCATAGTCTGACCATCCTCTGTTACGTTGTTTAGCATTATATGAGACAATGGGAAGATGTCTGCTTTGTTTAGGTTTACTTGTGTGATGTCTCCTCTGGTCACTGTGTTTACGTTCACATCTGCTAGTAGTAAATCCTTTAAGGTATCCATTACATCATAGTAGGCTATAGCTCCTCTGTGGGTTAGTGCTGTCATTTGATTGGTTTTTTATTATACTTAATTAATGAAGCTCCTATAGTGATTGCTATAAGGAAGAATATGTTAGGATGTGCTTCTCCACAAGTTCCTAATATATGGTTAATGCTGTCTATCATTTAAAATTCTTTTTTATATTCTTTCTCTCTAACTCTGTTTTGTCTTTCATAAAGGCTAAAGCATATAAACACTTATGTATATTTAGCTTAGTAACCTTATCTATATTCATCACATTAAATCCGCTAAGTGCTTGTATTGATTGATACCAACCCCATTTATTATTGAAGTTTGAGAAGGAGTCAATCCCTCCAGAGTCCCCTCCTCCTCCAAATATTTCGTCATAGCTATCGACAATTCTTTCCCTAAATTGTAAAAAAAAACCATTGAGCTTACTACTGCATCCATAGGTGTGTGTAGCATAGCATCATAATACAAGTCTCCTTTGTAATCATCTATCAAATACTTGTCTCCTACCTTTTGCTTTATCGGTCTGTATAGAACAGCCATAGCTTTGTACATATTGTCCCAGTCCCCTAAGTTACTATCTAGATCAACATACTCCCCAAAGGTCATATCGTCTAGCTTTGGTATAAACCCAAACTCGGTATCCCCTAGCTTAAAAGTCCTTACTAGGTCTGGCTGTTTGTTTAGTGTAGTAGTGATTATCTGTACCACTTTCCTCACGTCTGACACCTTGTATTCTACTGCATCTAGTAGAGGCACCCCACAAAATATCTCTAATACTTTTTGATGCACAAATACATCGCTGTAGGCATCATCTTCATTCACTTCTAATACTTTCAGATACTTAACGTAGTCTGATAGCTTAATCTCTCCTAAATCATTAGGCACTGTTAGTTTTAGCTTCATAATAATATAACGTAAAATTTATGTGTTTTAACGGATTGCGTACTTACCAAAGTTAGGCTGACTCATAATAGAGTAACAAGCGTATCTCGTACTGTCAATTAAGTGATCATTCTTTGGCTCTGGTTTATTAGTAAGCTTTCCACTTTTATCCTCTAACCACTTGTAGTCTCTAAACTCTTGTATAGCGTTATTGCTGTCTTTAGTGATGTTTATTTTAAATCTCTTTAGTAAGTCTATTCCAGCATTAATAGAATCTTTACCCTTTACACTAGGTCTTATATTCCAGCCCATTCTTCTCAGCTCTTCATTTAGTCTCGGCTCTGCTGAGTCAGCATATATTAAGTCTCTCTCTACTCCTAGCTCTTTAAGCTTCTGGTGTATGTCTCTTCCAGTCATCATAGTTTGGTAGATACATTCTTTTATGTATAAGTCATAGCCTCGCTTCCAAACCCCTACCATAGCTGTAGGATCATTAGTGTATCCATAGTCTAGTCCGTAACTCACAAACTCCGCATCAGATGGTACATTGTCTGTCTCATAGTATTTAAAGATAGTTGCTTTGCTATACCCTCTCTCTCCTAGTCCGTATATTCTCCAGTAGTGTTCATCTGTTTCTTTTAGCCTCTCTATCTCATCAATGATACTAGCATCTAGAAACTTATTATCCTTGTAAGTAGTTATAAAGAAGTCTACATCTTCCCTTGTTATTACATCGTCATATATCCAGTGATAGAAGTCTGAAGGGTTAAAGTCAATTACTATCTTCTCAGTTGTTCTAAATACAAGCTGCTGCCAGTCCTCTTTAGTACAAGAGTTAGCCTCGTTTAAAAATAGGAAGTCTCTCTTACGACCTCTTACTTTCTGTGGCTGATCTAAAGATATAAACTCTATTAGGTTTCCATCTAGCTTATACTCGCTGTTGCTTTTGTTGTGGTTTGCTTCATCGTACTTATTATGAATCTTAAGTATATCTATGAAGTCCCTCATTACAGTTGATCTCAAAGCTGGGAAGGTCTTTCTGCATATAGTGATGGTCTTACCAGTATTTACTTGGCAATAGTGGAATATAATAAAGAGCAAAATGTTATAAGTCTTACCAGACCTAGTCCCCCCTTGCTCTACTACTATTTTTTTCTGACTATCTAAAAGATGCTCAAATACTACATTGACATTTACATCCACTATCTATGAATCTTTATGTTTATCTCTTTGTCTGTTGTATCGTGTTTAATCTCTCTCTTTGTTCCGTTTAGTCTGTGTGCTTCCTCATCATCTGCTATTAGTTTCATCAATCCTATTTGCAGCGTAGGATTATCTGACTCGTACCACTTAGCTCTCATATCAACTTTCATATTAACTCTATTAGTTTCTAAAGCCCTTTTTATGTCGTTACATTCTTGCAATTTATGATCATAGAAAGCTCTTTTACTGAAGGCGGTGTAGCCAAATATATCTCCTATAAAGATAAGTTTTTTTTCTTTGATTGCTTTTAGGCAGTCTCTTCTTAAGTCCTCTGTTTTATAAGCCATAGTTATCCTTTACTAATATAACGAGTTATTTAATTTATTTGTAACGCTTCTACTGCATCTTGTATAGCATCTCTTACCTTTAGTATGTCTTTGTCTATATCTCGCTTCTCTCCTCTTGGTTTCCTTCCTATGAATATCTGTTCAGACTCCATCTCTAATAGTATATATTGATATACTTTATTAAAGCTATACTCATACTTCTCAATAGTATCAAAGTTTCTCATATAGTGTACCATAGTGCAGTGTGATCTACCTAAGTATTTGCCTATTACGTTAAAGGTCATTTTATACTCGTCTCTCATTATCTTACAGAATACCATCCTAGCGTATACATAGTCTCTTTCTCTAGTGTTTTCTTTTACATCTAGTCCTATATAAAATAGTATTCTATCTCTAATATAATTTAGATCTATTTCTCTTCTCTTTTGTCTCTCTTCCTTTAGTTGTTCTTTTGTCATAGTGTACCAGTAATTGTAAAATCATTAACATCAAATCCTTCTGTTTTGTACTCCTCATATGTTTCTAAGGCTCTTTGTACTTGCTCCTCTCCTACTTCATAAAACTCTTTGCTTACATCCCATACAGCTATGTCTAGATTCTTCTTGTCTATACATAGGAATTTAAAGTCCTTATAGCTACACTTAAAAAGCTCACAGTAAATATACACTTGTAAAAAGTAACGGAATTTATAGGCTGACCTATTAAAGTTCTTTACGTCTATAGTTGTTTTTAAATCTACTATACCTCCAGAGTTTTTTAGGATGTCTGCCTTTGCTCTGAACGGATAACCAAAAAGTGTATCTACTGCTGGTATTTCTGTTCTGCTATCTCTCATCAGCTCCATAGCTCTAGAGTTTTTACTCATTGCATCTACTAGCCTCTCACAGTCATTTCTTTCTTTAGCTGTAAACACATCTGGATACTCTGCTTTGGCTTCTTTAAACTTTTTAGTATTCTTACTCTGCACATCCACAAATACAATATCCTCTAGCTTCTCTGGTTCGAGGAGGTAGGTATGGAATAACCACCCATCTCTGAGGGCTTGGGAGCTTGACTCGTTTCCGTAGGTCATAGCGTAATGATAACTCTTAGGGCTATCTAGTAGTAGCTTTAAATTACTAGATGAGAAAGCTGCTTTACCTAAGTAGCCATAGTAAAACTCATCTGAGTAAGCATTGTCTATTAATTCACTTTGTTCGTGGATAGTGTTATCCAGTAGTTTTATCTTCATATTTGTTTTCTAATTGTTCTACCCTTACTTTAAAAGCTTCTACCTTAAGATACATCTCTGTAACGAGCCTCTCTAGTCTAGCTATTCTTTGGACTTGATTTAGTTTGTTCTTCTTCATTCCTATATAATAGCATTGTCTAGTTGTTGGATGAGATGTCTTATCTCACTTCTCTCAAACTTACCACTGATCTCAGCATTATAAGTCTTAAAGGATAGATGATACATATCTTTCTCTGTATCCCCTCTTTTTTCTTTCTTTCCTAAATAGTCAATCTTTAAATCGAATTTCATTTCTCTAAACGTTTAAGCTCTACTACTATAAAAAATAGCCCTAAAGCAATTAATAATCCTACTATAATCATACCCTTACTTCCATAAAATCAGTATGCTCTTTACACTCTTCACACACATCAGTATCCATCCATCTATTAGCATAACAGCACTCAGATACTTCTATCCAGTTCTCTACTACTTGTTTAGATCTTATCCAATCTCTAATTGGTTTCGGCAGTCTAAATCTCATAACGTAATCTTACAGATTGCCACCAGCTCATATGTTGATACTCTTTCTCGGTAAAGACATATACTCTACCCTTACTGTTAGTAATACAGTGTAATCCAGTACTTAATACTTTGTGCTTCATTGTTCTATGTGTTGTTTAATTAATAATTCTTTTATCTCTTCTAATTGATTTGCATCTAGTAAGTTGTAGATGTCTTGAGTACCTACGAATATTGAGAATAAATCTACATCTGGAGCTGAGCCTACGTAATCATTAGTCTGCTTCTCTCCATCATAAAAATTATACTCTACCCATAGGGTTACATCATTAAGCTTTACTTCTGTCATCATTCAATCTTAAGTTAAAGTTATCGTCTCTTAGTTTCTTTAGCTGCTTCTCTAAAACCATATTGTTCATCTCCATATTGTTAGTATAGATATACATTTCATAAAGACATTGAGCTAAAGAATCTAGTGTTTTGTTGTCTGGCTTAGCCTCTTTCCACTTAACAAACTGATTAGCTACTGCTTCAAAGTTTGCCTCGAATAGTTGTTTTTCTAGTATGTTCATAATAAAAAAAAGGGCATAACCCTTTTAAGATTAATACCCTATTAAAACTTCATCTGCATCTAAAATATATTTCAATAACATCATAGCTCGATTGTCATTTTCACACATTTCAAATACCCAATCACAAACTCTTGACTCTGAATAACCATTCATTAGTTTTACATTTGCAATTTCGATAATATCATTATTACCTAATTTTTTCATTTTGTTATCTTGTTTTAAAATTAATATGATGCAATATAGTAAATTGTTTATAACTTTCCAAATTAATTAACAATTATTTCTTTTTGAAGTACTCATCCCATACTCTAGGCTCATCCTCTTCATACCTATTTATCACTGAAGCTTGAGACTCTTTTAACATATATACTTCTTTTTTTACTTTGCTTTTGTCCCACATAGTAGTTTTAGGACAGTTAGACTCCTCCATAGTAGGCATCTCTATTTTATTCAACCAGTACAAGTAATTCCCTTTAGGATCATTAACAAAGTATATTTTGACTACATCCTCCTCTAAGCCCATTAGCCTATCGTATTTAGCTTTTTCTATCATTTTGGTATCGTAGTACTTGTTTCTACATTTAATCTCTACAACAGCCTTAAAACCCTTTGGAGTGTATCCACGAGCATCATAGAAAGTGTTTTCATTACCACACCACTCAAGATCCCAACCATCAAGATTAAGCAAAGCTATTAACGATTTTTCGTATTTCTCTATATTCATTCTGTTGGTTTCTCTATACTCTCAAAGTGAGCATTAAGTTCGTTTATCCATCTTTGGTATACCTTGAAGTTACAAGAGGTGCAAGATGGTTTCTGATACTTTTTTCTATATACTTCTGAATAGTATCTAGCTATCATCTCAAATTCTTGAGAAGTAACTTTGTTAGTTTCTTTCTCTCTAAAGTTCTCCCAGTTAGTGTATTGTTCTAAAGTCATTTTCTATTAAAATAATTATCTAGTTTATCTCTTCTATCTTCACAGCCACAGTCCTCTCCCCATATCTTTTTTACTACCCACTGTACACCAGTAGCTTTAAACATCTTCTCTAATAAAGTCCCTACTTTCATCTACTATTATTTAATATTTCTAAGCATAACTCTTCTGGTATCTTACTTCTCTCGTGATTATTTTTTAATCCTTGTGTTCCCTTTCCTAAAGCTCCAGCTTCTTTTTTAGCTTTGTAACCTCTTGGTTGCTTATCGTGATGACATTTCTCATTGCCATTCTTACACTCTGGTCTGGGACTCCATCCATTAATATTGAAAATACTATATAAGTTATTAGTCCAGATGTCAGTAGGCTTTGCTCTATTATCTCCATACCTACAATACCATACAGTAGTACGAGGTAGACCTAACATAAAAGGCATCTTTCTTAGCATACCTCTAGGATTTTCTATATAGTAATATTTAGGATTAAAGCTCTTAATTATTTCTAAAGTCTTTTGTACTATTTTATCACTTAATTCTGCAAACTCTGTTTTAGGCTCTGTACCATTTCTATGTCTACCAAGAGCTGCAACACTATAAGTAGTACAAGGAGGAGATGCCCATATAATATCTGGCTTAAAAGGTACTTTGCTTACATCAAAATCTAGTATATCTACTACATAGTCTATGCCTCCAAAGTCTGTTATATCACTACTAAAAACTTCATAACCCAAACTCTCACAAGCTTTACCTATGCTTCTACTTCCAGCAAATAATTCTAATACTTTCATTGTTCTTTTATTTGTTTTTTAATATGTCTCACTGTGTTGTACAAGGAATAGTAGCTTATACCAGTTTCTCTGCTGAGCTGTGTTATTTTCTTACCATTCTCAAAAACCTCTTCATATATAGTTTTGTAGTATATCTTTTTTAGCACCTCGCTATCATAGTCTAGCTCTTCTGCATTATGATCTATATAGTTTGACTCTAGCCAATTACTAATAGCTTTTATTTTGTCATCATAATTAGGCTCTGTATACTCTTCTATCTCTGCTTCTGGTAAATACTCTAATTCTAGAAACTCTACTTGTTTTTCTTTCCTCTTTAAGTCAAAGACCATATTCCTAAGCACTACATAGCACCCATAGAAATTAGGGCTATTCTCATCATAAAAGTAATCTTTGTATTGCATTTTTATGTAAAACTCTTGTACGATATCTTTTGCAGTATCTAAATTGCAACCTAAATCTAAGACATAACCTATCCAGAGTCTTTGGTATTTGAAGAGTTTACTCAACATCTCTAGTATAGGATAAAGAGATTAGTAGTATACCTAGCATCAACTGATATATGATTTGCTTACCCTCTTCTTTGTAGGTTTCATCATACAACATTAAAAAGCCAAACCCAGTAACAATATGGAATTGAATCACTGGGCTGTACTTATCAGTATAAGCTATTAAAAATATTAGTAATAATACTAGGCTGGATAGTAAATAAAATAGCATAACTTTAATTTTTTCTTAAAGCTACGAATTTTTTTTAACTTTTTTTTGTGCATCATTTTAAATTTAAGTCTAATTCAGATATTGTTGTACTGTAACTGTCTGCTCTAAATTTGAATTTACTTCCGTTTGGGTCTATATCTCCTTTTTTTCTAAATATTGCAGTCTTATAAAATTTATCTTTTGCAATAAAACCATAGAGATAGGCTTTTTTGTAATCATCAGCCATACCAACAAAACAATAATAATCACACTTTTGATTTGTATTAAAGGCAAAAAGGCTCATTGTCCAGTTATTATTTGGTGTTAGATTTGCATTGTGTCTTTTAGTTTTTACATCTATCTTTTTATTGTTAATTACTAAATCATAGTCATAAGTATTTTCTTGTTTACCATTATAATACTGTCTTACTAACACCTCTCCTAAAGCACCACATTTATTGCCTTGTCCTTGTGTGTAGCTGTTGTTTAATATTCCAAAGTCATAAAGCTTTTTAGCCTCTGCGATACTTTCTTTTGTTATTTGTAATTCAATCATACCTTTTTTAAGAATTGCTGAGCTTTCACATCCTCACTTATCATTCTAACTATAGGCTGACCATTAACCTCAAACCCTACATTGTTCTTCATAGACCTTAACTGTATAGGCTCATCCATAGAAGTAGGTCTACCTCCAGTCTCTACCTCTTTTACTTTCCTCACGTGTATATGAGTAATCATAAAGTCACTAGGATGCTGTATGTATCTATGCACCACCCAGAAGTCATCAGCTCTGTTTACAAACTTACCACCACCCTCAACATCACTAGCCATTGGAGGTATAGGGTATCCAGCATACTGATGGTCAATCCTATGCAGCATTCTTATAGCTCCAGTATTAGCGTGAACATTAAGCCATATAGAAATATTATTGTTTTTACAGAATAATCTAAACTCAGTGGTAGCTTGATAGTCATACTCGTGACCACCTAAGCTCTTCATTAGTTTTTCATCCTTTGCTAGTGAGTTATAAGGATCTATCATAAAGCCATCATAGTCCCAAGCGTTTTTGTACTGTAAACCTAATTGTAGTAAATCTCTATAAGTGTATAGCTTCTCTGGATCTATTATCTTAAAGTAATCCTCTATGAAGTCTGTGCATCTTATAAACTGTTCCTCCTCTATTAAATGTATTGGTTTCTTTGCCAAGTACTCTACTAGCTTTCTTATTATACTGTGCGGCTGGTTTTCGCTTGAAAATACTAACCACCTCTTATTATGTTTTAGAGTATAGCATAGCATTAAAAATAATACTGCTGAGGTCTTACCTACATTAGCTTGACCTAGTATTACATTAAAACCATTAGGCTTGAATCTTAAGTACTCATCTATATCTGGGATATCTAATCTTAACCCCTCTTTGATGCTACCATTTCTAATTTGCCTTAGCTTCTCTAATTGTTCTTTATAGTTTATCGTCATAGTTCAAAAAAAAAGGCTACCCAATTAAGAGTAGCCAAATTAACAAAATTAAATTAAAAAGGCAAATCTGCACTCTCTCTGTCTGGCATATGCTCCTTAGCACTTACTGGCTCTTTCTTAGGAGATTCATACACCCTAGCATAAAACTTGTTAGGATCTTTAGATGCTCTTAGCACATCAAACTGTAAGTATCCTTTATTAGCTTCTGCTTTGTCTTTGTTTTTCTCAATCCACTCTACCATCTCTTTAGCATTAAAAGAAACATTAGTTACTATAAAATCTAGCTTAGAGCTTCTAGGGAATAGGAAGTTTAAAAATTCTATATCTTTCATAATTATTTAGTTATCCAGTTAAACATTATCTCTGCATCTTCTATAACAGACTGCACATCACTTGTACCTCTAGATGCGTGAAGCTCTGAGGATGCTTTAATACAAGTTTGCTTAATAATTGAAGTCTGTATACTGTCCTTACTACTAGCGTTTCCACTAGAGTTATTGCTGTAGCTTTTATTAGAGTAGTCATCTCTAACTAGCTTAGCATTCTTCATCTGCTGATTTGAGATAGTGTACTTAATCTCATCGCCAACAGATGCTTTAAAATCTCCCTTTGCAAAGAAAGTGTAAGCTTCCCCATCTGCAAAAGTTACTAGGTACTTGTTCATACCATTCCACTGACCATTAGTATCAATGTACTTAATCCTACCGTTTTTCATAAATTAAAATATTAAAGGTTATTATATAGGTTTCTTTCTTGTTCTACTTCTAGCTTAGCTTCTAGTATTCTGACTCTTCTCTCTAGAGCTTCTACCCTAGCATTTAAAAAGTCTATTGTCTCTGGAGTAGATACTCTCTTTATATCTTCACTATGAGTCATCACTAAAAAAAGTATAAGGACTAGTTGGACTAGATAGTAAAAACTGTAAGTCTATGATCACATAGTACTTTAACTGTGATACATACTGCTCATTTTCTAGAGCTATAAGAGTTTTAGATACTAACTCTGTATAGTCATCTGATTTTTGGTTTAGCCTTTTAAGGTACTCTGGCTTGAGTCTGTGTAGTAAATTCATATAGTTATCATTAAAATTCCTACCAAAGCTACATAAAAATATTTAATTAACAAAATAGTAAACAAAAAAAGAGCATCCATAAGGACACTCTTCTCTGAACAATGATAACAAACTTAAAAATTAAGTCAGAACAAATTTACGCTATAATAACCTTTCTACCAAATCTTGATAGTATTTTATTTTTGTTTCTAACTCAGCGTTATCAATCTTTAAAGTCTCTCTGCTTTTTTGTAGCATCGCATCAGCAGTACCATCTCCGTACTTATTATTTAATCCTACAGAAAATTTATACTGCTCCCCATAGCGAAAAACATTACA